TATTACGAATTCACGATTTGAAGACGGGTATACATCCAGCAAACATGAGACAGCTGGAAGTATATGCCGCCTTTTTTTGTTTAGAGTATGCCGTTAAACCAAGAGAAATAGAGATGGAGCTGAGAATTTATCAAAATGACGAGATTATTTATCACAATCCGGAAGTCGATGAGATTGTACCAATCATGGATACCATCGTGAGATTGGACAAGATAATCAAACGCATTAAGGAGGAAGAACTTTAATGTCCGAGAAAAAGATATTTAGTAGCTTTCGAAATCGTTTTGAAAGACTGTTCAAGACACAACCGCAACCTAAAGACGAATTGATATTTACAAACGATGCATCTACCGGATCAGAAGCAATTTCGCATTATGGAACACCAAGGCATTCAGGACGATATCCATGGGGTTCTGGCGAAAAGTATCAGAGAAGTAAAACAGTTCTTTCCAATATTCAAGAGTTATCTGACAAAGGTTATGGTGACGCTGATATTGCTAAGGCTTTAGGTTATAAGTCAGTTGGCGAACTTAGACAGATTAAGTCTAACGCTAAAGCCGAGAAACGTGCTGGAGACAGGGCACAGGCTATTCGTTGGCGAGACAAAGGAATGTCTAACACAGCAATTGGCGAACGATTGGGAATGCCAGAGAGTTCAGTTAGAAACCTATTTAAAGACGCAATGACTGAAAGAGCTAATAAAACAGCTAACATTGCCAACACTTTGAAAGAGCAGGTTGCCGAGAAGAAATATTTGGATGTCGGTGCTGGTGTTGAAAGACAGTTGGGCATTTCTAAGGAAAAGCTCAAGAACGCAACCAAGATGCTTGAGGATGAAGGATATGTAGTTCAGAATATATATTTGCCTCAGGCGACCAACCGTAATCAGAAGACTACCATTAAGGTTCTGTCGAAAGACGACGTTACTAAAAAAGAACTTTATGATAATAGGGAAAAGATTAGGTCTGTTGACGGTGTATATTTTGAAGATGACGGAAAGACAACCAGAAATATCGAACCCCCACAGAGTATCGATTCTAAGAGGATTATGATTCGATATAATGAAGAAGGAGGTCTTAATAGGGATGGTCTTATTGAGATTCGACCAGGAGTAGAAGATTTAAGTCTTGGCTCTAACAAATATTGTCAGGTTCGAATTGGTGTAGACGGAACCCATTACATGAAGGGTATGGCCGTTTATAGCAACGATCTTCCGGATGGCGTTGATGTTAGGTTTAACACAAATAAGCATGTTGGAACCGATAAGATGAAAGTGCTGAAAGCGATGAAAGAGGATAAGACCACTGGAGAAGTCGACACTGAAAACCCATTTGGATCTACTGTTAGGCAGATGCATTATACTGGAGCCGATGGAAAAGAACATCTGTCAGCTATAAATATAGTAAATGATGATTCTGATTGGAACAAATGGTCTAAAACTTTAGCTTCTCAGTTTTTATCTAAACAGAATCCTAAGCTTGCTGAACAGCAGCTTAAAATGACGTATGATGCTAAAGAGCTTGAATTTAAAGAAATTCAAAAAATAAACAATCCAACGGTTAGAAAAGACATGCTTCTTAAATTCGCTCAAGGCTGTGATGCTTCTGCTGTTGATTTAAAAGCGGCACCGTTACCAAGACAGGCTCCGCATGTTTTATTGCCTATTGATTCGTTAAAGCCAAATGAAATATACGCGCCGAATTATGATAATGGAGAGCAATTGGCTTTAGTACGATATCCACACCAAGGGATATTTGAGATTCCGGTTCTTACCGTTAACAACAAAAATAAAGAAGCTAGAGAAACAATCGGTAACGCAGAAAAAGCCATTGGTATTCATCACACAACTGCGGAGCAGCTTTCTGGCGCAGACTTCGATGGCGATACTGCGGTTGTTATTCCACTTAGAGGAACCAAGGTTAAGCTCAAAACTTCTGAAGATCTTAAGGGCAAACCCGGTTTTGAATCGTTAGAGTCTCTTAAATCTTTTGATCCTAAAGAGGTATATAAAGCTTATGATGGAATGCCTAAAGTAGGAGAAGGAGATGGGTTCCATAAAGGAACAGAGATGGGTAAAGTATCGAATCTGATTACCGACATGACCATCAAAGGAGCCTCACCAGACGAAATAGCTAGGGCTACACGATATTCTCTTACCGTAATTGATGCTGAGAAGCACAATCTGAATTGGAAGCAGTGCAAGTCTGATAATGGCATCCCTGAGCTAAAAGAGAAATATCAGGGAGCTAAGAACGCTGGAGCATCTACCATCATTTCTAGATCTACTTCAGACGCTCGAATACCAGAACGAAGAGACACAGGCAAGATCGATCCGGAGACTGGTGAGATAATCTATAAAGATACTGGTCGTACATATGCCAAACGATTAACGAAGAAAGACGGAACAGTATATTATGAAGATCGTCCACACCTTTCTAGAGTCGATAAGATGGCGATTACCAAAGACGCTAGAGATCTTATGTCTCCTGAAGCCCCGGTAATCGAACGTGTTTACGCTGATCATGCTAATCGTCTTAAAGCGTTGGCTAATACCGCTAGAAAGGAATACTTAGCAGTTAAAGAGCAAGATAGAGATCCTGCGGCAGCTAAGAAGTATGCAGCCGAAGTGTCTTCGCTTAATGACAAACTCGACAATGCTTTGATGAACGCTCCAAAAGAACGTCTTGCACAGTTGGTGGCTAGTAGGAACATTGAACTTGCTAAACAGGCTAATCCAGATCTAAAAGATAGGGAGCACAAAGAAGACCTTGCTAAGGTTTCACAGCAATGTTTGAACGCTGCCAGAGATAGAGTCGGTGCGAAGAAGAAAGATGTTGAGATTTATATCTCTGATAAAGAGTGGGAGGCCATTCAGAACGGAGCGATTACTAAGACGAAGCTTAGACAGATTCTTGATAGTTCAAACGGGGATCGAATAAAAGAACTCGCTACTCCGAGATATTCTAAAGGAATGTCTACTGCTCAAACGTCTAGAGCAAAGGCTCTTTTGAAACGTGGATATACTCAGAAAGAAGTAGCCGATCAGCTTGGTGTTTCTGTATCGTCTCTGTTTAAAGCGATCAACGATAATTGATATTCGAAAATGTTTATTCAAACATGCCCCGTATATCTTACCCCCATATGTTCGTGATTACATGTAAGAATCTCAGAGCAAAGTGTCTAATGGTCCATTGATATTTGAGACAACTGTAATCGTGAATATACACCCACCTGGTTATATAAATGGCATGCTGTTCTTTGTGTGCTTACTAGCCCGTTTGTTCCATTGATATTCTCTAAAGTCTTTATGAGCTAATTGGCATGGATCTAGTATTTAAAATATCAATGAATATCATTGCTATACTACTTTGCATATTGATATTTGCAAGGTAATAAATATCAAGTGGTTGTGCTGCGTATAGCGACCTATATGTATTGATATGAAAGCCATATACGCCATTGTGCATAAACGTACTACCGTGTTGCTTATATGAAGTCTTTGTGTATTGATATTCGCAGAGACTGTTATCAAGGTACCCACGCCATAACAGAACATGCTGATTGGTAGCGGCTATAGTGTTATGTGTACTGTACTATTTGATGTGGCAATGAGTATGCTACTATGCTAGGTGTTGGCTTGTTGTTCTACACTGATTAGCAGATCATAGATTCAATTGTTATGTGTACTTTCTATTGTTAGTGCTCATCATCAATCGCTCTGTGTTGTTACGTTACTTTGCCAGTCTATCTTATGCTTAGCATTCGACGTTGCTTTGTCAAGCAACTGTTTAGTTTGTTCTTTCTATTCTATTGAAAGGAGAATAATACATGGCATCAATGATCACAACAAGTGACAATCCTTTTGATTACTTCACTGACTTTGACAATTGGTACAACTTCGATTCTAATATAAAAGGGTACAATACTTGTCAAGTGTTGGCCGTCTATGCAAAAACATCAGAGGCTTTAAGTCCTGCTGATAATGAAGTGCTAGTCGACTTAGCTTGCGATCGAGTATTAGAAGAGTATCCTTTTGGTGTTTTAGGATACGAAGATGTATATTATATCAAGGTACACGGGTAGATAGGTACCCCCAGGGGGGGGGGTGCAAAAATCTAAACCCCCCTTGCAT